TCAATGTCGTTAAATCCTGACCAGCGCACCTTGTAAGGCACCCGGCCAGAGCCTTCGTCAATATTGCCTGTCCACACAAAGTCACGCACAACTGCAATAAAGTCAGCCTTTGGCGGCGTTCCACCTAAATCAGAAAACGCAGTGTCAGTGCCTAACTGCCACTTTTGCAGTTCTTCTCCGGTTCCACCAGCCGCAATGACGTATTCACCGAATTGTACGAACCGCCATTTTTCTGCACCAGAAAGGTCATATGCTGGTGTTCCAGCTTTACTGACATCGTCCAGATTGTTAGTTGAGGCGTTGAAACTATACAGTTTGGCGTCATCTCCAGCGAATAGCTTGACGTTACCAGCGTTGTCTTTTGCGGCATATATACCTCGTATAGTTCCACTAGCGGAATTACTGAAACTAATAAATTGATTTAGTGGGCGATAGCCATTAGCCGCTGGTATTACGTTCTCTGCCGTAACCACGCCAGCGTTCATAAAATCAGGCTGATCCGGCAACCATTCTCCAAACTGTATCATTGTCCCAACCAAGTCCCGCTAGATGTTGTTATTGTAGACCATACCTCAGAACCAACAGGAATATCAGCCCAAACTTCATCGCCAACCTCAACCTCGCCCCACTCTTCACCAAGTATCTTTGCAGATGTTTCCTGTGAAACAAAAGCACTTGCTGTAGATGCTCCGTTAAACACGGCGTTGACGGCACCTGTTACTGAAACAGCGGTGTCTGCCGTTCCAGATGCCAATGTGACAAAGTTTGAGTTTGATGTAGCTGATGCTGACACAGAAACAGAACCAGACACGGTTCTGATACGAGTACCGTCAAGAGCGGCAGTGCCAACCGCATCAACCAAAGCCTCAAATGGACGCACACGGGCAAACGCGCTAGAAGCCGTGCTAATAGCCTCGACAGAGGCGACCATAGTTCTTATGCGGCCAGCGGTGCTAGAGGCCGTCACAGAGGTGCCAACGGCGGCTGATACACCCTTTATCTTTACTGCTGTCCCTGTGGCTGTAGCGGCTGTAGCAGCGGAGCCATCAGCAACCTTAACCTCAAGCGCAAGGGCATCTAGTGTGCCGTAGTTCCAGTTGTCCAGCGCACCCCAGCCATCCATATGGTCTAAGGCAACAGCAGTCCACGCGACCTTGTCACCCAGAGTATCTAGGGTGAAGGTGTAGCTATCTAGGGTTCCAGTTAGCCTATCTAATGGTGCTGTGGTTGACATTGGCTACACCTACGCTGCGGTGATGTCCATATCACCGATTGCAATCTTGAGGATGTCTCCAGTCTCAATGACCTTGCTGGCAGTCAGCGCACCGTGGATAAGCAAGTTCCCGGATGATGAGGCATCGAACAAACCAAAATGGCTTACCGTACCCCACGATCCAGTAGCTGCTGAAAACTCAACTGCCGCATCATTGCTTGCTGTGCCTGATGCCGCTGCACCAAAGCTAATTGATACACGAGCATAACCGTTACCAGTTAACTCTGTGCCGCTGTTGTCGTCATTAAAAGAACCTGTAGACAAACCAACATATACTGTCGTTGGCATTGTGTACGCGCCAGTGCCTAGAATATGGTCGAGAATCTCATTCTCTAGGTAATCACTCATTGCAGACATGTGTTATTTCTCCGCTGTTACATTCTGCCGTAAGTAGACAGATTTAGTTTGTAGTGGCCCTGTGCCATAGTGTGAACGCTCTTCGTCCATCCGCACCTCATTTATAGCACGAGTGAACTTCTCATCATACTGCGCGGCTCTCTGCTCATCCAGAAGATACACATATGCCTCTGTTAGTGCGCCGTACAAATACAGGTCAGGTGAACGTGTGAACAGTATAGGGGTGCTAACCGCAGACAGCGCATCAACATCTCCAATGTAAACAATCTCCATTGTATAGCCACTGTCTGGTATAGGACGAATCTTCATCTCCTTACCGACTATACTATAGCCTTGTGGCTTGCCCTGACCATTGCTTGAATACTGCGTATCAAGTCCTGTAGGTGATGCGTATGACAACACCGTTAGTGGGCTTGTATTCAACTTAACTTCTCTGACCTCACGCAAGTCCACAGGCAGAGCAATATATTCATCACCAGCTACAAGCGTTGCCTGTACGCGCTTCTCTTGCTCACGAGTTTCCAACTCACGATTGATACGGGCTTCAGCTAACTGAATAAAGTCAGGTATCTGTGTAGTTAAATCATCACGAGCCAGAAAGTTGGCGATAGATGTTTGCAAGTCTGCGTAAGATGTAATAGCCATTAAACTTGTCCACCACCAGTTCTAAAAGCGCGGTTCTCGCTGTCGTTCAGCCATTGCTTCCACGCCTTTGGGTTTTCGCTTGGCTTGCCAAACTTTTCTACTAGGTGAGCATACACGACATTAGGTATTTCTGCCACATGCTGCATGTGCTTCTGGGTTCCGCGCAAACTGCCGGGACGCCAATCGTTATTCATCTGACTGTTCAGCTTCATCAACGTGTCAAAATTCTGTGTAGACTGGATGCGCTGAGAACCGTCAGTGTCAGTAACTAGGTCAATCTTTTTGCCTGTAACAGCATCATTAATGAGTGATCTTTTCATACTTTGCCCCAATGAGATGAAGGGGCGGCAGAGCCGCCCCCTCTAATGTTATGATCCGTCCAGACCGATTACGGCTGCGTGGGCTTTAGGTGCAAGCACCTTCAAGGCCCATTCAGTCACAATCTGGAACTTCTCTGCGTCACCTGTTGGTGCAATTTCGTTTTCCGCGAAATTACGGCCATTGATGGTGCAAAGTGCAGCGAAGTCTGGGTCGATCAAGAAGACCTTGTCGTCACCCATAAAGCGTGAAGGAGCGACTTCCAATGTGCCGAAGTCAGTCAAGAAGACTGAAGTCGAACCAACGTAGGTCACTTCTTTGGCCTGTGTCATGTTGACATCGTTGCTGACCAAGTTGCCAGAAGCTGACAGGTCTGAGAAGTTAGCCCGGTTAGCGGCTGAACACGCCATAATCTTTGGCGATCCACCGTCTGTCCAAGCTGCTTGCATCGCTGTCTCAATCTGAGCCAGTGTCAACGCACGAGCAGTACCAGTCAGATCAGCTACGTCTGTGCCATCGCCAGTAGCGAAGTCCATATCAGCAGGAGCGTCACCATTAGTGATCCAAGTGATGAGTGATGCTGATTTACGAGGGTCTGCACCAGAGCGAGCCACGTTTGTGTCACCGATTGCTTTTTCGATGTCACGACGAAGTTCCAATGATTTCAGTACCTTCTGATACGCTACTTCACGATCACGGCCAGCTTTTTCAACTGCATCAAGAGTCTTTGATACAGCTACTGCTTTGACTGAGATCTGATGGTAGTTACCCAGACGGCTGGTAGCCGTTGGAGCAACAACACTGGCGTCTGCACCTTCATTGACGTAGTTAGTAGCTGACGCTGCGGCCAATTCCTGAACTTGCCATTCGGTGAAGATACCGTTTGAGGTTTCCTTCTTCAGTGCGCTGAAGATGGGTGTTTCATCGGGGTCAATCCGATAGATGACATCGGCAAGCTGTTCGCGCTCACCAATGGCTGTTGAGGTAGTAAAAGTGGACATTTTGTTCTCCTTCTAAGATTAGTTGCCCATCAAGTATGATACGGCTGCATCTACAGACCGCTCTTTATTGAGGCGATTCATAGACTGTTGCCGCGAACGACTTGCAACTTGTTTCTTTGTGCGTGGCTGTCCAGCTTTAGCCATTTTTGGAGCCTGTCGTGTGCGTTTCTTAGCTGTGGGTTTCTTACGCTGTAGATTGTCCCACTGCATCGCTTTGTACAAAAGTTCCACTGCCCTAGCGTCTGTGGCCTGTGCAACTTCTTGTTCGCTAAACCCGATGTTACGAGCATACTCAACTACTTCAAGACGCTCTTTATTTCTAACATCATCATCCTTCCACTGAGGGATGCGATTTAGCATGTCAGACCGTTGCGCTCTAAGATGCTCGTGAAGCATCTTTTCTTGTTCAGCGGCCTGTTGTTGAGACAGTGCCTGTCTCTCTTGCTCCACTTTTGCGAGGTTTGCCTGACGATTATCGTACTCTGCTTTAATTGCGTTGTACTCTTCAGCCGTGACCTCTTTTGCTAATGAGACCCAATCAGGTTCCTGAGGAATTGTCTGTTGAATCTGCTGTGCCAGCACATCAAGTTGCTGTGCGTAGTAGTCTCTTGCTTGCTTTGCTTCGGCTGCTTCTTTCTCAGCAGCTTTCCGCATTTCGGCGGCTTCCTGACTACGCTTTGTAAAAGCCTGTTGTCGCTGATAACCCTGTAGGGCTTCGTCAAGGCTGACCTCTATCTCTTCACCATCTACTTTGACAGTGTAGACTGTTTCTTGAGGTTCCTCTTCTCCGTCCTCGTAGCCATCATCTTCTTCAGACTCTTCGACATCATAAGCATCATCCTCATCATCCTCGTAGGATTCAGCCTCTAGCTGAGTGTCCTCTTCGGTGACTTCGGCCTCTGCCTCCATCGGTTGAGGAGCTTCTTGCTCCTCTGGTCGCTCTTCTTCTACCTTATCCGGGATGGGGGTATTTAGAAGGCTAACTGCATCATTTAATGAAATAGACCCGGTTCCTTGCGGATTGTCGGACATAACTTATTTCCTTTTCTCAAATTGTTGGCGTTTGTGCAACTCCTGTAATGTTGCCTTTGCCAATTTTCCATCTTCCACTACCTTGTGAATGTAGGTCTTAACTGCTTCCAAGTTCTGACAAAGCATATATAGGCGCTCTCTAGCTTCCGTGTCACCTATGCCGCTTTGCTTCCAAGCACTTGTAAATTCGTTCTCTAAATACTCAAAACTCTCTATGAATATTTCGTTGCGTAATACGGCTTCGGCCTTGTCGGCTCTAGCCATATGTTCCCTTGCTTTTCCTTCGTTCATGCGAGTAACGTGTATCCTTGTAGGTTATACGGGTCTTGGAATATGCCAGCCTGTGTACCAGCCCTGCGGCGGTAAGCTAAGTTAGCGGCTTCAAAGTCCTGTGGTGTTCCGAAACCAGTGTCATAAGTTGATGCAAAACCGCCCAAGTCTTCTGGCGCTACGTCAAGTAAGCCCATACGGGCGTATGTGCCGGGTTCGTATGTAAAACCATCACCGCCTACTGTTTCGCCTACGTTAGCTAGTGGTGCAGCGACACGACATGCTTGTATGTCAGCATCAAACACATAACCTTCGGGACACTCTTCTTGGCCTGTGACTGGGTTTGTCTGAGTTGGTACAACTTCTGGGCCGTCGCCGTCAAATCCCGCATCAGGGTCTGTGCCGTACCTTACATTGCCATATTCGTCTCTAAACCCAACTATGTTACCCATATCGTCTGTGACAGCTTGGCTCTGCAAGCCTACCAAATCACTGACACCAAGTCCGGTAAACTCGGGAGATACGCGCTCACCAAAGCCCAAGCCACCCAGCAATCCCGGCGGTGCGCCAATAGCTGCTGATGCTAAGTTCCTTACGTTTTGAAGACCAAGGTAATTAGCTAAGCCAACGCCCGGTATCAAAGATAAGGGTGAGCGTAGCCTGTCTTGCTGGACGCGCTCTCTGCGAGATAAATTTTCAAGCTGACGGTTTAGGTCTTGGAGGGCGCTTACGTTTTCTATGTATGACTGAGCTTGAGGCAGTGCTTTTGCAATTTTTTGCGCCTCTGCCTGCTGTGCCTTACTCGCGCTCGTAGATAACGCACCTGCCTTTGCGGCAATCTCTGACTTTGTCATGCCAGCGTATTTTTCTCCGCCAGAGCCAAACCTTGCTCTGGCTTCTCCGGGCGACATGCCTCTGTCGTTATCAGAGCCACCACCATCGCTGCCGCCGCTAGAGCTGCCGCCGCTAGAGTCAGCATTAGGGCCGGAATCACTGTCCCCCTCTTGGCTACTAGCGCCGCCGGGGTTGCCCGCCACAAAAGCAGGTATACCCATTGGCCCCGGCTCACCAGAGCCACCATTGTCCATAAGCAACTGTGCCTCATCTGGTGTGATGTAAGCTAGTAAGTGATCTTGACCGCGAATCTCTACGCGGCGTGGCGGATTATTGCTTTTCATCTTATTTGGCATTTTACACTCGCGGTAGATTGGTTGAGATTTGTGAATCTGTCACAGCTTTCGCCATACGCAACTCAGCTTCGGCTTGCAACTCCTGACGGCGTAGCTCCATCTCCATCGTCATGCGCTCACGCTCTAGCTGAATATCGGCTTGCATCTTCTCACGCTTCAGCGCCAGTTCTGCTTCCATCTGTTGCTGCTTCATAGCCACCGCTGGGTCAGGCTGTGGCGGCTGTTGCTGTTGCTGCTGTTGCTGCATCTGTATCTGCTGTGGACTTGCAAAGAACTGGTCAGCGTCCTTGAAGCCGCCAATCTCAGCAATGCTACGAAGTGTGTTCACATACTGAGCCATACTTACAACAGGGTTGTTTGGCCCTAACTGCATCAGTATCTGCTCTTGCTTTGCAGCAATCTGCGTCAGAAATGCAATCTTCTGCTCATCGTCAGCCGTTCCAAGCCCTACCTGTACAACGACATCAAACTCGCTAGTCCATTCACGCGGATCAATAGGCACAAAGTTATTACGCAAACGCACGATACGCGGCTTGTTGTCATACTTTGTAACCAAGTGCAGGATGCCTTTAAACAGCGATTTAACGCCTGTCTCAGCCATTGTACGCGCATAACTCTCTAGCTTGACCTGTGCGCCACGAACGGTCGCGCTAATCGCGCTGGCTGTCGTTGACTGCAACGCATTTGCATCTAAGCCCTGTGAGGCTTTGCTCATGCCTGTGCGCTGTTCTTTGATGTTGTCGAGATAATCCATCAAAGGCCGCACTTCGCCGCCTACAGGAGTGCCTGTAATGGCTTGCACCATACCGGGCTGTCGAGCGCGGATAATGCCGCCAGCAGTACCCTCAAGCAAATCATCCAGATTCACCTGACCTTCAACAGCAACCATACGAGGCAGTGTGCTTGTATAAACGCTGTCCAGATACTGACGCATCAGTGTTGACTTGATAACCTGTAGGTCTTCAGTCATATCGTAGATGCTGCGTCCAATCAGGCGGTGCGGCATCAACACGGGAGATACCACTGCAAACGGCACATGATCGAATGGCTCATTATGCAGGATGTGTGTGCCTTCAGAGCCAATAGCACAAATACGGCGGCGTTCAGCTATGCCGTCACCGTCATAGTCAACCTTCATAATGCACTCGTAGTACACGACCTCGCGTAATGTCGGGTCAGCCGCGTCAGTGCCTGTGTTTGCTTCTAAGTCTTGGAAACGATTTGTGCGTTCTTCATCAACATCGAGATCTGACAAAGGAGCATGTGCCTCGACCTCTTCGCGGTCATAGCCCATAGCCACCAAATCTGACACTGTCATTGTGGTGCGGTGGGCAACGAAATACGCCTCATCTAAGCTGGTAGCCCGGCGATTAACCAGAAACTC